TTCAGGCAAATAATTGATAGGGCTTTTCGGATGAACGTCAGCATTCTCATAGAATTGCACATCGTATAGCTCTTTAGGAATCTCTCCTGAACTCTTCGATAATACAACTCCTGGAAGAACACGCAAGCGTTCAAACGCCGAGTCAAACTCACTCTTCAACAACAATCCACTGCATCCACGGGTTTCACCATTTTTTCCACCTAAGTGGAATCCTCCAATTATAGGTCCCTTGGTCTCCGTGATCAAAGGTGCAATACACAAACCCTCAAATGTTTCAAATTTGAGGTTGTACTTAGCACCAAAGAAATTCGCTGCATGTGTCATCACATCATCAACTTCCATGAAAAGTTTAGAACCAACGCAGGTTCCATCACTCTTCTTGTAGGTAAGACGTGCAGGCACATTAGCAAAACGCGCAAGTGGAAAATATGCTGTCAAATCTTTCCAATCCCCACCATTGGGAACCCAAACCACGGACAAATCTGAGTTGGGAATGTCAACACTATTCTTACGATACAAGAAACACTCGAAATTGCCTCCGATTTTACTCGGATTATGGCGTACGAATGTTGCCTTGATATCATCAGCCTTCCACATATGCTGAGGAACAATAGCGACATTTGACTTAGGAAAGAAAGCATCACACTCGAAAGTGCGCACTCTTTCCGGAGTCTTAACCTGAATTGTCATATGGCACAAATTGGCATTAACTAGCTTCTCCAATTGATCTGGAGTAGTTGTCTTTGCCTCAGTGCTACATGGCATTTCAGAAACCACAACTCCTGCCCAAGGATTAACTTCCGAATCTCTTTCAACAATTTCCGTTGTAGATTTCGGAGCCAAATTTCCTTGTGGTGACGGAACAACTTTGAATGCTTTCCAAATCTGTGCAATCGCATAGCAACAAGCAATAACAGCACAACACCCAGTAATCCACTTCACATGCTTATCGCGGTAAAGTTTAAATACTTCAGGCATTGCTGCATTGTCACTTGCAACCTCTTGATACAATCGCTCCTTCTCATACTTCACAACACCAGAAATTCCGGTAAGTGGAAAAGCGAGAAGAGGCAAAAACAAGGACGAAACACAGATCATTAAAGCAAAGATGAAGAAAATCATAAGAACATGATTTAGGTAAGCACGCCGAACGCGCTGACGAATCTCCTGTTCTCGTGTAAACCACACGATATTCTTCATCCATTCTTCGTTGATCCATTCTGCAGGAATATAATTTGTCCACACTACCCAAGGAGACGTTTCTAGCCAATCGAGTCGTTTCAATAACTTCTCAACTGTCCAGTCTTCAATCTCATTGGCCCAGTATGCGAATTTTGGTCGAAGCTTGCGTTCCCAGGAGCGATACCTAGGATACATAGCACGAACAATTTTCTCACCCAACTGATTGTCTAGAACTTCAGGTTCTTCTTCTCGATGGTGACCTTCACAACGGGTACAATACCCAGCTGTACATCGATCATCAATACGAGAAAGATAAACCTTGTCTTCGCGCTTGCAAATGCAAACATCAGGTGTTGGGTGACGACATTCTGGGCAGAGTTGCAATTTGCCGGCAAGATTACTATTGTTATGCACGATTTCCTTTTGGTTATCGTAAAACTTAATAGAATCCTGTCCGATCCAGCGAATCAACTCTGGCAATCCAATATCCTGAAGAGGTCTTCCATTCCACTGGATGACCTCCCATCCAACAGTAGCTGCTTTTCCTTTAACTCCATTCGGTATGGGAAAGGACTTTTCAACGGTAATGTTCCAAAAATCTGGAATCAATGGTGCACCGTTCGGGAAAGCAGCCTTAACCTTATCTTCATTCAACATATCATGAACCGCATACTCAGGTTTCACCTTAACAGTGAGAGTAATGCGATCACGACGAGTGATTGAAGCAGGTTCATTGGAATAAGTGGTTGCGCATGTATCTTTGACATTCTTCGTGCCAATTACAACTTTAGGTTCAACAGAAACCTTACCCTTCATGTCAGCTTCAGCCATATTCGCATAAATACGAACATTGTTGACTAACTGAATCATCAAGGAAGTTGGAGCACGTTCGACAAAATCAGCCTTGGTATTTCCAATATCATCAATCAAAACACCATTGGTAAATGATCGGAAATTAGACCAAAACTTATCTTGTTCATTCAAAGTTACAATTCGATCATCAGATGCACAATATCCATTGCGTAACAAAGTAGTCACCATCAGGACATTTGCAATAGTGGATTTTCCGACAGCTGTACCGCCGAAAACTCCGATCGAATATGGTGCTTCGCGCAAACCACCCTGTACACGAGTTTGACGGAATGTAGCTTGCCACAAACGCAACGTATCAAGTTTTCTGCGGAGAATATTCTTCTCCACTAAACCACGCGACGTCGTAACAAGCATCGTAGCCTTCTCAATGCACTGTGCAAGAAGAGCTTCATAATCATTCTCACTCATCTGCTCATATTTCTCAAGATTACCGCATTTGGCATATTCTTGACAACGTAAGCATTTCGAGTAAAGCTCCTCAAATTCCTCATTTTCCATATTACCATACAACAACGGCTTGATAGATCCACGCTGAAAACAAGCATAACCACCTTCAGCAAAGTAGGTGACTGTCTCGAAAGCAGCATCAATCAAATCAATAGCCGATGCATGTTTGGTAAATGCACCAATGGAAAATAATTTCATGCCTCCTATTTTAAAATCAAGATCAGCAGACTCACATAATCCAAGAGCCAAAGATAGGCTCAAAACATGTGAAATCTTC